TCTGCCTAGCTCTTCATCTTTCATTGTTAAATGAAACCAAGGTGTAGCACCTGATGTTAGCATCCCATGCAAACTAGATGATAGCAAATCAACAGATTGTAAAGCTGTGCCATCAAAGATAAGTTCCATTCTCTTTTCGCCACGACTTCTTTTCTTAACTATGTCTGCTTTCCTTGGCAGCATATAGTCAGCTAACTCCTGGTAATGGTTATTCCAGTTATCTCGCTGACCTTCAACGTGTTCAAATCTAGCAACTATATCTTTGACATTCATCATAGCTTTATCCTAACAAAGTTGGTTTGCCACCTGTAGTGTCCATTGTATCTCCCAAAGCACCAGCGACTATTGTGCTTCCACGACCTCTACGCTTCCTTCTTTCTGTTGCTTCAGCTTCTCCAGCTAATGCAGCAGCTTTTTCGTAATCAGCTTTAGCGGGTTCTTCTGGAACTGGTGGTGGTGGTGGAACATATACTTTAGGTTTCAAGAACGACATTACAATCTCCTATGTTACTGCTCTTTTGCTTGGTGCTCTTGTCAATACACCATAGCCTTCCAATATTGTACCAGCTTGACCTGCCCTCTTTGTTCTACGTCTTGCGTATCTTGTTGTAATAGGCTCGTCATTTTCTATTCGCTCTGGTGTGATCTCTGGCGTTACTTCAGGGGTAACATCTGCCCTCTGAGTAACTGTTGTTGGAGAACTATCATCTCCACCTACTGTACCAACACTCATTGGATCATAATCTGGATTACCACTGTAAACCCTACCACCTAAAAAGTTTGTACCAATAACACCTTGGTATTCGCCTTTCTCATCAGTAACCATTTCACCACCACGCCTTAAGTCAGCAGCTTGTTGCAATGCAGCTTTCGAAGCGATAGTATTTAAAACAATAGTGCCCATAGTAGGTACAGGAACTTTAATCTGACCCTTTTCTGCCTGCTTTTCTAACTCTCTAGCCTGTAAATTTTCTTTTAACCTGCTAAATTCATATGGGTCTTGCACACCTGACTTGGACATTTTAGATCTTTCTGTGTCAGATTTTTGTTTAGAAATACCTAATACGTCATCCTCTATACCCATACCTGAGCTATCACCACTAGGACCACCACCCATATTACTTTCCTTTCAACATATGCCACCCTAACTTCTCAGTTTCAGGTCTAAACCAAAAGGCTTTTTTGTAGCCACTTCGCATAAACATCCTCTTCAAAACAAGGAATCCAATTCTTGTATAACCTTTTTTTGCAATAAAGTCTACTAACCAAACATCCTTACCCCCACCCTTGTATCCATCAACAGGGAAATATTTGGTTCCAACGTACTCATCAACCTGCTCATCACTAGGAAATGCCCATGTAGCAAACATCAATGGCTCGTGTAAATCATCTCTCATAATCTTATACTGTCTTATAGATAAAGGTTTTTCAATATATTTCTGTATCATCTCATGCGACCAGTTCCTATGATGCTCACTATACTGCACCATTTCTAGTGCATCTTCATAGTCCTGCCCATACATCATAGCGTAAACGGATTGTACTCATTTACTGCCACCGATTGTGGTGGTTTCGTCATCACAGTACGATTCTCCAACCCAACAGCTAAATATCTAAACGCATCAGCAGCGTGACTTGTAAAGTCATGCCTAGGCTGATCTCGGAATATCTTTTTCTTTTCATCCCATTCCTGCCTATACTGTCGCAACATTTCCAATCCTTCAGCACATTTGTCTCTATCAAAGTAGCATTTAGGTATCATCATTCTCGCAGCATTGATTCCATCAGCAATTTTCATTCTTGGTATCACCTTAAAGCGTATACCCAAGCTAAAAGCCGTCTCTAATCTCGATTTCCCACTACCCAGTTCTCGAACCTCAATATCATGTGGAGCAAGATGATCTCCCCAGTGATAATCTTTCTTTCGCAATACTTCAGCGTAATGGTCCAAGCCAACGCCACTATTCTCATAATAGTCAATAACATTAACAGCACCCCCTCTATAGACCTGTGCAAACCAAATAGCCGTTGAATCATTAATACCTAAATCCCAAGCTGTATGAACTGGCAACGCAGGATCGTATGGAACCCTGGTAATCTTGCCATTATCATCAGCATCAGCCAATAACTTCCCATAATACGCACCAATAATAGCAGCCGTAAATGAACACTCATATTCTTGTTCATATTGCTCTGGTGTCATCTGCAACTGTGCAGCTTTTAGTTCCTCATCTTTTACAAGTTTCGTTTCACTAGCCTTAGCAATCTTCCAGTACCATTGGTCAGAGCCTTCTTCTTCCTGCTCTTTAGCCGATTGTAGTATTTCAAAAAAATGATTATGTCCTGCTGGTGTACCTAAAAATATAGCAGCACCCTCTCTGTCGGATAGGGCAGGTCTTACAACCTCCCCCCATACCCTAGGATTCTGCATCCCATATTCATCAAAGACACACAAGTCCAAGTATATACCTCTCAAAGCATCAGGGTTTTCACCTGACAATAACATAATCCGACCATTGTTAGGAAAGTCTGCCCTTAGCTCAGTCTCGTTAAACGTCACGCCTGGTATCACACCAGCATAATACTTCACATAATCCCAGCTAATCCTCTTAGCTTGGGTAAACGTAGGAGCAACTAACGCAACTCTTGGTCTCGGCAGAGGACAAGTAAGAACGTGTTTAATCATATGATTGACAGCAAATACAGTTTTACCAAATCGTCTGTGCATCACAAGCACATTCCACCTCTTCAGGTCTTTGTGCATCTCAGCCTGTAATGCTCTAGGCTTGTATGGTATTTTAACTTGCATCCTCGGAACCAGTCTCCCAAACTATCTTCAATGAACCATCACTGATCTCAACGCCAGTTCTGTTCTTAGCTTCTCCGAATCTCTCTGGTAATATCTTCTGCACCTTCCATCTTACATGGTGCCCATAGTCTCTCAACAAATTAGGATCGTAACTCTTACGACCATGCAACGCATCTCCGTACATATCCTCTAGCTCTTCCAGTGCTTTCTCAGCAGCCTGTCTCTGTGCAGTCTTAACATCAGCATCTAGCTCTGCGTTCTTGCTCATATGGCGATACAAAGTAGCACGACTGACCTTTGCATCTGCACAAGCCTTGACTAGGCTGTGTCCGTCTGTAATGGATGCTATGATGTGCTGTTGTTTTGCTTTGCTTATCATGTGTGTGTGAAACTATCTATTAACATATATAAAAGTGAGCCGACCCCAAAGGGGTGCCCTACCTTAAAAATAGTCCCCCCTTGCCTTAATATATTGCGTGTGTGTGACTGCTATTATTTTTATTGCGTGTTTCATTCTTTGCCGTGCGTGAATGTCTCAATGCTGTGTTTGTAAAAATATATATACCTTGTATCTCTCCCTAATATGCTAACAAATAAACTATTATTATCAGCTAATCAATATTATTTTTTACCTTGCTTTATATAGTCTTTGCACCAGCTGGAAAAACAATAATAATTTTTTTTGCTTTTACCTATTGACTATTAGAACATTGTTCTATATATAATAGTTATACGTTAAACAACCAAAGCAAATGAAAGGCAAAACTAATGAAAGTACAAAACATGACAAGCAACAAAGGCAATAAGATTGCAAATCAATTTATTATAGCCAGAGACAATGAAGAATATTTCCAGTCATATGACTCAGTAATAGCAAAGAAAGTAACTAATTACTTTTTTAACTATGAGCAAAAAGAAGAAAAGATTTACCTTGATGAGAAATACTGGGATTATTCTGTCACTACTGGCAAGTATAGAAACATCTTCTTGAATGAGACCAAGAAAGAAACAGAAAAGAAAATCAAGAATGGCACTTACATTTTAGCCAATCTTAATTAATCTTGTATCACTTATAGGCTAGGAACTTTCCTAGTCTATGGGAGCTACAAGCTCACAACATAGCAACAAAGAAAGGACTATAACATGACTAGCATAATAAAAGGTTATCTTAAATTCATAGGCTTATTAATAGCATCAATAGCAACAATGTATTTCATATATTACTTGCTATGGTTCGCATGCTTATTAAATGAATACTGTTACAATCAAAACTTTAACCTATAAACAACTAGCAAAGGAGAAATAAACATGAAAAAGTACAAAGTATTAACAACTAGCACAGTTACAAGAAGATATATTGTAGTAGCTGAAAGCAAAGAAGATGTAATTTATAACTTGCATAATCTTAAAATAACTAACGAAGAAATAATAGACACAGAACATGACGTGGTACAAACAGTAGAAGAACTGGAGGAATAGACATGGACAAACTAGCAAAGAGAAAAGCCATAGCATCAGCTAGGTATTTCAAGAACAAAGGAGAAATAGATATGTGGCATAGTGTATGGCACAAAGGCAAGCCTTATGACTATCATCTATATGAAGAAGATGGAGTAAGTGAGGTTTACATTTATCAAGTAAAAAAAGTTAATGGACAGTATCATGTTGATACAGGCACAACACTTCACACACATACATTCAAATAAAAAAAGGGCGTTGCAAAAACATGAAATTGCAACGCCACAACCTAGCAAAAGGTAAGGAGAAAGTACCATGCAATTAACAAAAGAGCAATTTAAAACTATCAGAACAGAACTACAATATACTCAAAAAGAGTTTGCTGAAATGTTAGGAATAACTATCAGAATGATAACGTACTACGAGTCAGGACAGAGACCAGTAAGTAAAACTGTTTCAATACTAACTAAACGTATTTATCAAGACGAGAAATAGGAGAAAAACATGGAACAGTTAACAATAAAAAGAAAAGATGAAATAGTAGGCACATTTTCAGTAATAGATAACGAGCTACATTTTTTAGATTGCTTTTCAAAAGAATGGGAATGTTTTGATAAAGATTATCTAGGTATTCTTACAGAGAAAGAACTTAAAAAGCTAAAAAATAGCCTAGGTAAATTCAAAATTTAAATAAAACTTCTATCTATGCAGTACTGTACTGCATAGATATACTGTATTGCAGTACTATCAAGTCTCAGATATTTTTTTTATTTATTTTAGTTTATCCATTCGTCAAGACTATGAAAACAAAACAATGTTTTGATCGTTGCCGTAGGATTTGCTTAGTCAGCATAGCTGATTTTACAAAAGAGAAATAATCTGTCAAGAAAATAATTTATCCTGGATATGTTTACTTACATAGCCATGTACAAAACGTGTAACGTCTCTCATTCTTTGTTCAGCAGGTTCAAGCTCATTATAGTAATGCCAGTAAGCATCAAGAGTAACGTCAGTCATATGTTTATTACTGTTACCAAGTACGTTAAGAGAAATAACAATTTCTTTGAACCTGTCTTTTGACTTACAGGTTTTGGCATATTTCCTAATTAAATTAATATCATTTTTCATTGGCACACTCATAATAGACTAGGGCATAGCCAAGAATATCTTGGACAGAGTCAGCATGCTTAGGTGTTTCCATTAACCTAGCTTGCTTTACGGCAATCATACACAGAGCTACTTGTTCAGCAGTAATCTCTTTATCTAACAGGACAGACCACAAACGAGCAATACGAGTGTGATTATCGAGCATTGACCCATAGCTTTCCCCTCTTTGCTTAACGACATCAGCAGTTTTTTGTAACAACTCTAGCTTATCCATCTCTTTCCCTCACTATGTAAAACCATGTTTCTATATCTACTTCACAAACCAAATCATGCCCAGCATTAAAGTTCCTCGACAGGACATCAAGAGAAATAACACATTTTATAGGACAATTATTAAACTTATATATCAATACAGGTGTTAACCCTAGCATCTTAGCTGATTCCCTTGTCTGTTTTAGCCAGGATTTTTTATATGTCGTACCTTTTTGGTAGGCTTTACACTCAATAGACCAACCAGGTATCACTATATCAGGCTGACCCTTTTCTTGATACTGCGATTGTATATTTCTCTTTGCATCATAGTTGAGGTTCTGTTTGATGAGCTTACATATCTGTAGCTCAAAGGTTGCTCCTTTCCTACGACTATCTGCCATCTATCATTCTCTCTTGCATCTGTTTGAGAAAGTCATTAGCAGTTACTTGACCAAGTGTAGCTAACTCTATCTTATTCATTGTGTCAGGTGTTGGAAATCTCTCACACTTTATGAGCCTACATATAGCTGATCTAGTTAAACCTGATTTAAGGGCAAACTTGTTTTGTGTCAGCTTATTCTTCTTTATGTACTCAATTAATTTCATACTGCTAGAATAATTAAGTGTTGACAATCTGTCAATTATAATTAAATAATATGTTGACAGTAAAGATTGTTAAGAATAGAATCGTAACCAATAGTATTGGAGATAGCATGGCTGAGATACCTGACTACAGATTAAACTTTGGCATTGAGCATGAAAGTGCAAGCAATGGCACAATTACTAAAGATGAGATGATACTCAAGCATTACCTTAGAAAAGAACATAAGATGTCCTTTCCTATGGCATCAAGACCTATAGCTGGGATAAACGTACAGACAGGTGTTGATTGTGCAATGGGATTACATAACTACAGTCCTATCAGAGGTGTCCAAGAATCAATGGATATCAATGAAGCAGTAAGATATGCACTCACAGAATACCAAGGATACAATCCTAGAACTTGGGATAATGGCAAAGATAAAGAAGAATACGAGGAGTTTCTTGAGCATATACCTGAAATGATTAAGCACGCCGTTGATGGATTACAACAATATTTTACTGGTGTAAATCGCATCGAGGGAGAATCAATGAAGCAATTTATTGAACCTAAGATCGATGTACCAGTTGTTTTATATCAAGATTACTCAGGTGGTGGCAGACAGATAGACCTTAAATGCTCACTACCAATGAGAAACCCACCAAAGAAAGATGGAACTAGGTCTTGGCGTGTACCTAAACCTAAGACAGAACCATCAGCACAACAAGTTATGCAACAAGCAGTCTATTGGAAAGCTACTGGAGAGAAACCAGCTTTGTTGTTTGTAACTGCATCAGGTTACAACATAGTAGACGAAACGAATTGTGAGCTTATGACAGAAGATAATCTGCAAAAGGCTTATGATGATGTAGTACGTTCTTGGTTAGTCACTCAGAACTTACTCAAAGCAAGTAGAGGTTCATGGAAAGCGTTAGCTGGACTTGTCCAACCTGACATGGTGCAGATAGCACAAAGACATGGACCAAACATTACCAACCTAGCAAAACAACTATGGGAGCTATAACATGACAGATCCAAGAACATTAAGAAGAAACCTAGATCCATACACTAGCCATGAAAGTGCAGAGAAAGTTGATGCAAATCGCATGGAAAAGATCGTATGGGGAGTCATTGATTCATTCGGAGAGCATGGCTGTATATCCGATCAAGTGCAGTATGCTTTACCTGAATATCGATACAGCACGATTACAGCACGCTACAAAGCCTTAAAGGAAAAAGGTATGATTGTAACTGATGGAACAGCTATCAAGGCTGAGAGTGGCAGAAAACAGCTAAAGATGTGGAGTTCTAGGCATTACTACCATGAATCAGTCACAGATGAGGAAAGAATACAACACATGGCAGAAGAAAGGGCAGGAGTATAGTTATGGAGATAGAAAAAAATATACCTATACCAACAACAAGAATTAAAAATAATAAGCACGTTAATATAGCTAGAAAAATGAATGTTGGAGACAGCATTTTTATAAAAGCTGTTGAAGAAGATATAGGTAAATATGCAGATTATAATCGTGAAACTCATGCAATAGCTAACAACTTTGCAAATGCCTTAAGAAGGCTTAATAGAAAAGCTACTGTAAGAATTTCTAGAGATGATGACGGCACATTGCTTGGTTTTAGAGTATGGAGAATAGAATGATAAATGAACTAGTGTCTAAATGGCAAAGAGAAATGACTGATACTGAACAGTATCATGCACAAGCTATAGATATATTAGAGGATCGTATAGCCAAACTAGAGAGTAAGCACGAAGTTGTTACCAAACAAAACGAAGTGCTTATGGAAATGTTAAGTAAGTTAATGAGAGGAAAGAATGAGTAACTTAGCTAAAACTATGGATACCATTGCAGACTTACACAAGTCTCATGGTGTCAAGCAAAAAGGTGGCAAGCTATACACACAAGTGGTGCATAGAATGGAAGCCTTTAGACGTATACATGGCACAGACTTTGGTCTTGATACTGAGATACTAGTCAATGATGGCAAGCGAGTTGTTATCAAAGCTATCATCACAGATAAAGATGGTCGAAGTGTTGGTGCTGGTATGGCAGAAGAGATACGAGGACAAGGCATGGTCAATACAACATCTGCTTTGGAAAACGCTGAAACTTCTGCAATAGGTAGAGCCTTAGCTAGTCTTGGACTAGCTGGTGGAGAGTATGCTAGTGCGAATGAACTTGACGCAGTTGACAGAAAAAAGCAAGCTATGAAAGAGGAGTCTAGCAAAAACGTATCCCCTGACGAGAGGACTCCTCAAACCCTGACAAAAGAAGACGTTAAGAGTATTCCACCTAAACCCCCACAACCTAGAGAATTAACAGACGAAGAAAGGAGACAAATACACGCTAAAAAAGTAGAAGATTTTGAGCATTGGTGTCAGCAAAAAAGAACAACTGACCAGCTAAATTCATTCTACACTGAATCTCAAACTACCTTAAATGAGATGAAACAACACAACCCTGACTTGTTTAAGAAGGCAAGTCAGGTATTTCTTAAATATTTAGACGAGCTAGAAAGGAAATCAAATGGCTAATCAATATAGAAAAGTAATAAACATAACGCTATTCCCTAACACAGAGGGAAAAGCCACACATGGTAACTCAAAGTGGACACCATACAAAGATGGTGTTCCAGCAGATATCTATCTTAGGAAAGATGCTAGATACAGTGTAAAGTTATTTGGCAATGATGACGGATCACTTGGTCTTGCCATATCAGAGGTAGTGCAAGGTCAATACACCGATAGCATATCAGATGGAGTGTCACAACCAGGCATGAAATCACTAGCTCAATCTATTGATCCACCAAAGCAGAGTCCTATTTCAGCACTTAAAGATGAGTTAAATGATGACATACCATTCTAAAGCGTATTATTCTACTCAAGAAGCTACCGAACTGATGTTTGGAGACACACCAAGCAATAGAAAAAGACTTCTTCGTTTGTTACAGAACGGAGAGGTCAAAGGTAAAAAGTTTGGTAAGCGTTGGTTTGTTTATGCAAGCGAAATAAATGGAGAGAATAATGAAGTACAACAAGGCTGGGATTGACTTTGAGAACTGCTATGTTTGTGGTGCTAAATTAAAAGAAGTTACCACTAAGAGAAACCTACAAAGGAGATGCAAAAGCTGCATCTATCATGGTGTTGGACAGTTAAAACCAGTTGTAGTTGACACTGAAGAAGAGTTAGAGGATTGGAGTGTGCTTGATGATCCAAGAGCCGTTAACGAAAAGGAATACGGCAGAGTGTTTAGAGAGCCGACCAGGATATATACTGGTCACTCTAGTTTATCTGAATTAGTCACTGGTGGATCTAGCTATGACCATAAACATGGACCATCAAGAGACGGAGTTCGATACACACACCGAAAAAAGAAAGAGTAATTACTTCTTTTTCTTCTTAGCCTTCATTATCTTTTTTTGCAAAGCACTAGGCAATGTCTTTTGCTTTGCAGTTAAACCATTACCAGCCATCTTTTTCTTAGCTGGTCTTCCTCTTTTAGAACCATAAGTTCCTTTACCCATTGGCATAGCTTTATCCTTTCTTTGCTTTATTACGTTTACTAATTGCAGCAGCTTTTCTTTTAGCATCTGCCTTACTACTCGCACCCCATGCACGAAGCGAGAGTAATAACCTTGTAGGCTTTCCTTTACTATCTCTTTCAGGTCCACGCATACCTCCCATCCTAGCTAAAAAACTTGCTCTTCTTGGATTGTCACCTTTCTTTACTGGTGCTTTTAGATTCATTCCCTGCTTTCTAGCAGAAGCTCTACCCCTAGCATTTAATCCACCCTTGGGATTCTTACCTGCTTTTCTTTGCCATGCTGGTGTCTTAGCCATTAATCAAACCACTTCTATAGCCGTTAATCTTGTCATAAGTTAGTGTTTCTTTTCTTCCACTTTCTACATAACTACAGTGAATCCAGCCACTGTTACCACCAGTATAACATTCTAAGATTAACTGGTCAAAGTCCAGGTTCTCTTCTATCCACTTGGCAAGCTCATAGTTGTCTACACCAGCTACCTCAAAGTCTGCTGCTTGTCCTTTACAGTGCTGACTATTCTCAGAGCTTCCTATAGCAATAGATAACTCAGGGCATCTGTAACCACTTGATACTATGAATGAACCAAACTTATCTCTCACTGGCTGTAAGATATTCTCAGCTAACAACCTCAAGTTATATATCTCATCAGCATTAGGAGCATTGACAATGCCTTTACGTTCTGCTGTTTGACTCTTCGTTAATTCGTTCAGTGAGAAGTTTGGACTCAGCTTTGACATTACTTAACCTTTCTAAATCTTTTCGTTTTTGCTGCAATCTTTTTGGGCTGTTTAGATACTTGTTTACCTGCTCTAGTTGCTTTTCGTATAGCAGCCGTAGTCTTGGCGTATTCACTGGCACTAAGAGCCTTAATCGCTTTCTCAGGTAGATAACGTTCACCTGTTGCTTTACGCCCTTGTGTACTAGGTTTACCACTTTTGGTACGCCACTTCTGTTTTGTCCATGCTTTGAGGGATCTTTGTCGCTTTGTTAGTGCCATTACTTATATCCACCACCCTTAGCTTTGTATTGCTTGGCAAGCATTTGTGCTTTCCTTGCAGACCATTGACCAGGCTTACCACCTTTACCACCAGCCTTTATCCTTTGGAATAACTGCTTTCTCATAGTCGGTTTGGTGTAGTTACCTGATTTATTTACTGTTGATTTTGGCATTTCGTTTCCTCTTCTTCAACAACTTCTTCTACATTGTTGCACATAGGACACTTGTATATGTCTTTAAGTTCAGTCTTTTGCAACATAACTTTACACCTATAACACATCATTTTGTCAAACCTTTTTGCTTTTCATAAGTTCTTAGACCACCTAATCCTAACATACCCATTAATACAGTCATAAGGCTTCCCATGTCAAATGTTGGTAGCTCAGGTATAGCAACTCCAAGATATGCACACAAAAACATTGTCACTGGTGCTAGGACAAAGTGCCAACACAGTGCAACACCACAAGTCCAACCAACAAAAGGTCTCCAACCTGCAACAAAGATAGACTTATGTTGTGCTTCTACTTTGTTTACTTCTAACTGACCTTTAGCAAGTTCTTGTGCATGCTTCTCAGCCATAGTCGCTATCTCATGTGCCAACTTATTCTTGGCATCTTTATCTTCTATAAACTTACCAACTAAATTGGTTACTGGTCCTATCAATGCTGTTAACATTACTTCTGCTCCTTATGTTCGTGACCCATCCATATACCAAAGACACCTG